AGCGTCTGATAGTAGCAGGGCTTGATGGGATCATACTGTATCGGGCCGGAGCTGAGCACATAGTCCTGGGGAACCAGGTCATAATCATCGGATGTGTGACCTTCAGTGTCCTCGAAGTAGGCTATCACAGCGTCACGGACTCCCTGGGCGAGTGTGCCCAGATCTTCCCGGTTGTCGGCGGTGATCTCAATGCTGATCTGCACCTTGTCGGTATCACCCTCAAAGGAGTTGTCCTTGGTGAGGCCCTCATTCTGCATACCATCGAAGGTGATGATGATGTAGGGGACGGGCTCATTGAGGAGGTCCTCGTCAGGTACGGCGATGCTGGTATTGTAGATGCGGTCACCTACAAGTGCAGTCAGTTCGCTGCTGCTGAGGAGGGCGTTGTAAAATACCTTATCGGTTATCAGTGACATTGCTATTCCTGTGACGGGTTTATAAATCAGTTGTCTTGACCCTTCCGGGAACCCCGGGTGCGCTGGCTATTACCTCAGCGTCCTCACCCGGGGCGGGAATGAACTATGAATCCCGAAAGTGTCTTAGAGAGTTTAGAGAGTTGAGGGCTCGGACTCAACTACCTTGAACAGACCGAAGGCCTGGCTCTCGTTGTTGGCACCGTTGATGTAGGTGCTCAGGTCGGTCATTGAGCATGCCAGGTTCATGGTGATGGCGGTGATGTTCTTCTTAGCCACTGCCTGAGAAGTAGCGTCGATGGTCAGACGGATGTTGTCATGCAGCTGGAGTGCGAAGAACTCCCAGTAACCGATCTCGATGAAACGGTCTGATGTGGGAACCAGAGCACCGGTTGAGTCAAGCTCGGTGTCTACGTAGTGGCTTACTACATAGTCGTAGCCAGCGCACTTGCCGTTCTCGATAACGAAACCGGCAGCAGCACCTGCAACCTTCGGGGTAGCCTTGAGCTCGGCCTCGGTTACGCGGTCCATGCAGAGGCATACGTTGCCCTCGAAGAAGCCCTTGTCGCTGAACTCGGCAACCTTGGCCAGGATGTTCTTGTAGGCATCAGCACCCAACTCGATATTGGTAGGAGTTGCACCTGAGAACGGGCCCTTGTTGCCATCCCAGTTGGCCTGAGAATAGATCTTCTTGGCCAGATACTTCTTGAGAGCGATGGTGAACTTGGTCTGAACAAATGCCAGCAGGTCGAAGGCGGCGTTGTCGATGGCACGGTTGCTGACAGGAACTGTCAAACCGATACGACGTGAAACGGGCACGATCTTCTGGAAGTTCAGTACCTGGTCATTGAGAGTGGCGTTCTCGCCGGTCTCCTCCATCTCTACGTCATTGACGCTGACGGGCCATACCTCGTTGCCGGTTACACCGGTAACAATGCTCAGGCCTACGGGCAGTCCCAGACCCTCATGGAGTGTCGGGATGATGTCATGGATGGTCAGGTTGATAGCACCTGATGCCTCGATGTTCTGGGTAGCACCCAGTGTAGGAGGAGCGAGAGTGATCTCACGCTCACCCTTACCCTGACGGAGGTCAGAGAGGATCTCACGGAGGTGAGCACCCTTGTTGGCCTTCTCGCGCTCGGCGGTGATCTTGGCGTTCTCGCCCTCAAGGTTCAGAGCACGCATAGCGTCCTCACACTGGCGGATCTCACGGGTGAGGTTGATCTCCTGGATCTTCTCATCATCGTTGAGCTCGCGGTTCTGGGCTTTTGCGTACAGGTCGCCCAGCTTCTCGTTAGCAGCCATGCGCTGCTCACGGAGTTCTGCAAATGTTTTTTTCATTCTTAAAACAGTTTTAAGTGGTTATTAATAAGTTTGGTCGTTTATGTCAGACATAATGCGGAGACGGCGTGCCGACTCGCGCTTCATAGCTTCAGCTTTCTCCTGAGCCTCCTGCTCACGTTTGGCTTCCTCCTCCTTACGCTTGGCTTCATCGGCCTCACGCTGTGCCTTCTCGGCAGCTTCCTTGGCGGCCTTGCCTCCAGGGGTGTTCTCCCAGAGCTCACGGGCGTTGACGGTGGTCTGCTTGTAGGCGGGGTCCATTCCGATGGTGAGTGCAGTGATGGCACGGAACTTACGGTGTGTGATCTTGACATCCTTGCCTCCATCACGCTCCTCTACGTCATACTCATCGGGCCAGAACTCAAAGGAACAGCCTGAATAGTCGCCGCGACGCACCATCTCAAGACAGCGGTCGCCGATGTCACACTTGGGTGCCTCAAACTCAAAATTGACACCTTTCTCATCCACACTCAGACGCAAAGAGCCCTGGCCCTGGTTGCAGCGTGCAATGGTCAGGTCACGGTCATGGAGCATGTTCATCTTGATGTCCTGGGAGTTGAGGAACTCCATGGTGCATGCCTCGGGCTTGATGACTTCTCTGAAGCGGTAGCCCCAGTCGTCAAGTATCTCGCTCTCAACATTGAACACGATGGCTGTGCCGGTGATGGTGCGAGACTCGCCCTGTGCATCGGGTGCAGCTTCTCTGACGGACAGCTTGCACTCCAGGGTTCTGATTTCAGTTTTATTTGCATCCATAATTTCGGTTGGTTATCTATTATCGGTTATTAGCTGGTTTTGGGTTTACCGTCCAGATCTTGCAGGGCTTGTTGAACAGGTAGGGCTTGATCTTGTCTTCGGCATCCGGGACCGGTATGGTGGTGTGGTGCTTACGCCACTGCATCAGATTGCTGGCTGTGATGATACTCTCGGAGACCGGCATGACCTTGAGGTTCGGGTAGTAGCGGTTAATGACGAAGCTCCAGACTGTCTGGTCCAGGCGTTCAATCTGACCGGGTGTGCCGAGCATCCAAAGAGTGCTGAAGGTCTGGTCATTGATGGCCATGTTGATCTGGTTCTTACGCAGGATCTCAAAGCATCCCTGGTATAGGCCACGGTAGTCCATGTCATATCCGGCCAGCTTCATGGCGGTCAGGCAGCGGGTTGCCTGAGTGCGGGGATAGCGGCGGAAACGCACCCAGGTGTCATACTCCTCGGGCATGGTGTTACGACGGGGATGTATCATGAGACAGCGGTCATACTGGCCACGTTCAAACTCATCGACCAGGGGCTTCAGCGAGCCGGTGATCTTGATACTTCCGTCCACACGAACCACTATATCGGTATGAGCATACCGGAAGGGATGATGACGTACTTCATAGCACTTGCCGAAAGCGGAGTGACCGGGAAGGTTCTCATGGATAACAGTCCAGGTGTCACTCTTCAGGTTGGGATCATCGGTGACCAGTATATACTCGGCATCCGGATCTTTGGCCTCGATTTCCTGGACTATCTCATATCCGGCGAAGATGTATGTCAGTACGGTGTATCTCATTTCCACAGGTTCTGGTTCTGATTGAGCCATTTGATGTGTGATTCCTTGTCGTTACGTCGCCAGGAACCATTAGCAAAATGAAGATAGCAGCGATCCAGGTTGTCGTAGTTACGGCATACCAGGGCGGGCTTGGTGTTGATGATGTCCTCCAGTACGCACGCGCCGGTATCATACCAGTTGCATGGGTTGCTGTCATCTTTCATCAGCCCCCAGCTGCGCTTGGGATCAAAGTATCTGGCACCGTTAGCTACCAGCAGTGGGACGTTGAGGTAGCAGAGGAACGGGATCAGACGGTCACGCTCGATGCGCTTACCCCTGAAGAACTGGACCTTACCACAGGCGGCAAACTTTTCATCCCAGAGGAAACCGATGTCACGCTTGAGCAGGACATCAGACTCCAGCAGGATGAAGCCACCCGGGATGAGTTCCCAGAGCTTCTGGACGGAGAGCATGTGCTTGACGCTGGCCCAGTTGGCGATACGGTTGTATTCGATTTGCTTATCCGGGTATTTGGCCAACTCCTTATCAAAATTGACATACTTTCCTTTGGTGTTATCAATAACACGGACACCTTCCATTTTCAAAGTGAAAGGTCTTTCGGTGGAATTGTCAAAAACCACTATGTCGTAGTTATAGACACACTGTTTCCTGACTGAAAGGATAGCAGCTTCAGTCAGTTCCGGAGTGTTGAAGTGAATGATAGCAATGGTATGCTTGCCCGGAGCCTTGCCCTCCTTGGAGGGTGAGGCCTGAGCAATTTTTCCAATTACATCCTTAGCAAACTTCCGGGTTTTGTCTTTAGCTTTAGTCATAACTTCAATGATATTCATAGTTCTTCTTTGTTTTTAGTCCGGATCTACGATGATGCGCTTGTTGTCAGCGGTAACGAGGCGGTAGGGATCGCCCGAGCAGAGAACTGACAGAGGAAAGAGCATATTACTCTGACCGGTCAGTGTCACCTGGTAGACGCTCTCCTCACGGTTGGTGGCGGTGATGCTCACGTCAGAGATGATGGCCTCACCTGCGAGCATGATGTCGCCCTTCACACTGTTTTTCTCACCACTGGCTAAAGCAAGCTCTACCTGTACGGTGTCTCCGATACGGTTGAGCAGAGAGGCGGGGTCATTACGATCGGGATCGACAGTGACCACACCGTTGGCACGCAGCTCCCATCCCAGACGGACCACCATCTGGTTGGCCCAGTCTCCGGTATCGTCTTTGGTGCTGCTCTCCTGGACATCCAGTCGAAGATTAAGGTCACACTGTTTGGATGCGGCCACAACTACTCCTCCGATGAACAGTCTTAAATTCTGGCCCTTAACTGTTGCCATAGCGGTTTACTTTGAGGATTTTTTACCTTTCTTGGGAGCCTCGCCACTGAGGGCCTGCTCATACTCACTCCAGTCGATGGCATCCTTCTCGTCCCATCCGGCAGCGAGCTGCTGGTTGACGTATGCCACGGCGGCCAGATAGAAGCCGGTCAGCTCCTCGGCGGTCTCGAAGGTGTGATAGATGGGATCTCCGTTCTCATCCTCACCCAGCTTGAACTTAACCGGGAGGATAGCCTCGGGGCTTACAGCTGCGATGCGCTGAGCCTCGGAGAAGTTACGCTGGTTCTCCTCGGAGAGCCATACGGGTATGCCGTTCCAGACGAAGCCCTTGATGATACGCTCATCGGTGGCGGCGTTGATGTCAGCCTTGACGGCTTCCTTAATTGCGCCGAGTCCGGGCTTACCCTGCTTCTTGTAGAAGTCAATCTCTTTCCATGTGGCATGTATGCCGTCAGCATCCGGAGTCATACCGTAGCCGATGATCACACGACTTGCATCCTCCTTGACGAGGGCGA